GATACCATTCATCCGCATTGTGCAACATAATGCGTGTTTTACTCTACCCTCATGCAATGATAAAATTTGATTGACAAAGTTAATATCTATTTCAATCATGTTAGTATTATAATTGACAAGGGGTAAGTTGAGGTCACCACCATATTTTTCAAATGTGTTTTTGTCTATGGACAAAATGTCATTTGTAATGGTGACCTCTTTTTCCAGCATCTTAATTAACATTGCCAGGCGATGCTGGGAGCCGTTGGCAATGTTTGGTGTGTGTAACAACAGTTTTTGTTGATTATTGTTATTATTCATGTTAGTGTATTGCTCGACGAGTCAACATACTTTCAATGAGCACTACTTATGTTCCTCTTTCTGTGAACATTAACTTTTCATCTAAGAAAGTCTCATCACTAGACATCATTTGAGCTAAATGATTCACGCAACCATCTATACTAGCAGTGGACGTTTTGTATTTAATCGCTAATGCTCTGGACAATGATCCATATTCGTACCACATATCTAATTGTATGTCAAATTGCCTTTTATTGACCAATTGTTCAATAACGGGAAGTTTCCCTATCATGCAACAATATGACATCGCTCTCATTTTAACATTTTCAGAACTTGCGTCTGCAACTCCATTTAAAACTTGATACCGTCTTCTTAATCGAACAAAATCTGGCCCACATTCATATTGTCCATTTGAATTTACATATACTATCATTCTTAAGAACGTCCCACAATCTGGACTGGTCTCAGCTTCACTTTTCATATTGAAATGTCTTGCACTATTTAATTCTATCATGTTTTTGGTTATCGGTTTCCTTGCGATTATCAAATTATCATCTCCCAAAACCACCATAATCACTAGTCTTTTACCTAAGGTACGTACTAGTCTTTCTTTCACAATCAAATTAACTACTACATTACCCAGAGCTGTGGTTGCTTGTCCTGTATGTCTGCTGGCATCGCCTTTAAATTTTAAACCAATTCCTTTAGCTCTCCAGTTTTCATGTACTCTCTGCCACATTTTTATAATTCTCGCGTTACCACCGAGTTTCTTGTATATTTCCATTTCAGTGGCTATCAGTGTTTTATCAGTTTGTCGATCCTGTTTCTTTAAATCGTCTTCTGCAAATAAATTGTTCTTAACGTCTGCTGAATGTTGATTGAATATTGCACTTAATTGTTGTGGAGTCAGTCCATCGGCGTAAACAACATTATCAATTAAAACTTTCTTGAGGTTGTCTTTAATTTGTTGAAAGAACGGTGCAAATATGCTAGTTATTCCTTTTCTTTGCCACACAATCAGTCTTATCCTTTGTTCTTCAATTGTTTCTGGCATTTTGTTATCATAGGTGTACATCATAGCATCTTTCATGCGACTTTCCAATTTCATGTGTACATTAACTTTATCCATAGCATTTAAATCTAAACCACTTGACACGACTTCTTCTAAATCGTCTAGAATTTTTAATCCATCTGGTCTATCTCTGATCCATTTTGCAACTTCATTGTAATCAATATTAACTTCTGGTAAATTATTCGCACTATTTTTCTTAAAATACGTTTCCGCGAATTTCTTTGCGTCATCTTTTGGATCATGTTCTACTTGTCTAAGTACTAGTTTATCGCCAAACAACTCGGACACTGCCTGTGTTCCAGCATTCATTCTCTTAACATAAGCTGGCTGACTATGAGTCGGATACGGTACCATTTTACTTTTACTAACTTTCTTAATGCCTTCAAATTCACTGTTGCGCACTAAACCAATATTGTTACGAGGTAAATTGATTTTTCCCGGTACCATTGCTGTTTCATCATCCCAATAATCCATGACTTGCGGTGCTACAAATTCTTCGACTACATCACCATTTATAGGACTAGTCACTGTTCCACTGCCAGTCAAAATAAAATGTTGTCCACTTTTTGTTGAACTCTCTATATATTGATCACTGTCGTCGATTATTGGCATGTCGTTTAATGTCATTAGACTACTAGTTACTTGTTCTAATTTTCGTACATTGTCAGTATTCCATTTTTCTGACGTCATTTCTCTAAACATATCTTTTCCAAATACTTTATTGTGTTTATCTGTTTTAATGTCATCAACTACGTTGTGGTCGTCCAATTGACCAAAACCAACTGCTGAAGCATATATTGTGCAACCATGCGATAATACACTCCAACCAGGAGTTTTGTCTTTAGGATGGTATGTGTATGTGTTGTTCAAAG